GAAGTTGCCCTCGTCGTACACGCGCTCGACATACGCCGCGACCGGGCGCTTCACGATCGCGCGCGACCCCGTGTCCTCCTGATCGGCGTACCGCACCCACAGGTACTCCCACCCCTTCTTGCTGATGCCGTTGATGTTGCCGACGGAGATGCCGCCGGCGTTCGGGCTGGCCGCGAACCGGAAGGTGATCTCCCAGTCATCATCGGGATCAGTGCCGCGGCGCGACCCGGACGCCCCGAGGAAGAGCACCTCGCCCGCCTGGAAGCCCTTGAACGCGCCGGCGTTCACCTTGCCGGTGAGCGAGAAGAGCGTGCCTTTGTACGACGGCGTCACCTGGTTGTTGGAGAAGGAGTGCGTCTCGGAGAACTGGAAGACCGGGACCGTGATGTCCACGCCCTCGACGCCGTCGGCGGTGACGCCGATCGCGCCGCCGAAGCCAGGGGCGGATGAGCCGGAAGGCGCGTGCGACGACACCGTCTGCTTGCTCTGGGTGATGTGCTGCGTTCCGCCGCCGGTGTCAAAGGAGAAGATGCTCTCGCCCGGCTCGGGGAGCGAGCCACCCTGGTTCTTCGCGTAGCGGACGATCGCTTCCCACAACTCATCGCCGACGGGCTCGACGGAGACGGACTGGCGGGGCATGCCGTCGTACGTCGCCGGGCTGGTGTTCTTCGCCTGATTGCGGGCCGCAAGGTCGTCGTTGGTGCCCCGCACGGAGTAGACCAGCTCCGCCGAAGAGGAGGAAGGGTTGTCGCCCTTGGTGGACTTGCGGCTCTCGAACTTCTCCGTCACCGTGATCGCCACGAACGTGTCTCCTTACGCGAGCGGCTGCATCAGGCGAAAGACAGGCCGCCGCTCTGCGCGGCGTCGGCCAGGCGCTTGGTGTGCCGGGCGGTCTGCTCGGTGGCGCGGGCCGTGCGCTCGGCGGCGCCGCCGTCGGACTCCAGCCCCTGCGCGGCACGGGCGTTGAACGTGCCCCGCACGCTGATCCCCTTGCCGATGACCTCGCCGAGCCCGGCGAGCCGGTCCTCGAAATCGGCCATCAGGTCGCGCGGCGTGCGTCCTCCCACGCCGGGGCCGCGCTCCGCGTCCGCCGCCTCGCGCTTCAGCCGCGCCTGCTCGATGGCGTCGGCGAGCTTCCGCTTCGCCGCGTCGAGCGCCGCTTGCGACTCCGCGATCCCCGCCTCCGTGTTCGCCTTGAGCGCGGCCTGGGCCGCTTCAAAGTCCTGACCGATCCCGGCAAGCGTGGCCTCGTGCAGGGCGGCGGCCCGCTCACGCTCGGCGGCTCGCTGCCCCTCGCGCTGGGCCACCTGCCGCTGGGCCGCGCTCTCCAGTTCCGCCAGGCGCGATTCGAGTTGATCATCGACGGCCCTCTTCGCGGCGTCCACGTCGAGCCCGGAGTCGAACAGTCCCTGGATCTCCAGCATCCGCTTGGCGACCCATGACGAGGCGGACTCCCAGATCTGTCGGAATCCGCTGGTGAAGCTGGTCCAGGTCTTGGAGAGGAACGACGTGGTCTCGATCCACGCGACCTCGAGGGCGTGGAAGACGACCTCCGCGGCGGCCAGCGCCCCGTACCACATGCCGTAGGCGGTCGAGACGAAGAACTCCTTGGCCCCGAGCCAGACCTTGTTGAGCGCGGCGACACCCTGCTGCCAGACCACCTTCAGCGACAGCCACAGGATCTCCGCGGCCAAGGCGATGTCGCCGGCCGCGAGGGCGTCGGAGATGCCGCCGACGACCTTCGCCACCCAGTCGCGGAGGCGTGTGAACTGTTCGCCCAGCCAGGCGAGGGCCTCGCCGCCGACGCCGGTCGTGACGATGAGCACGCCGCCGAGCGCCACGATCGCGGCGATCGCCAGCCCGACCGGCGACAGGATCGCGGCAACGGCGGCCCCGATCAGGCTGAAGGCGGTCCCGATGCCGCCGATCACGCCCGCGACGATGCCAAGCGTCGCGCCGATACCGGAGATGACGTATCCCAACCCGACGATCGCGATGCCCGCGACGGCGACCGCCGCCGCGACCTTCAGTGCCCACACGACCGTCTCACGGTTCGCCTTGATCCAGGTGGTGACACCGACGACGATGCGGGTGATCCGTTCCGCCAGGTCCTTCATCGTCGGCGCGAGCGCCCCGCCGATGGCGAACACGCCCTGCTTGAGCACCTTCCAGAGTGTGCCGAGCGCGTCGTTGAGCGCGGCGGCATCGCGGGCGGTCTCGGTGCTGACGGTGAGGCCGAGGCTTCGGGCCTCCTGCTGCATCGCCTCGATGCCCGCGGCGCCGTCGGCCATGAGCGGCAGGAGCTTGGTTCCGGCCTTGCCGAAGATCTCCATCGCCATCGCGGCCCGGGCGGCCGGGTCCTGGATGCGCGAGATGCGTTCGGCCAGCAGCTTGAACTGCTCGTCGGGCGAGAGCTCGGCCAGGTTCTGCACCGTCAGGCCCAGCCGTGCGAGCTCCTCGTTGGCCCCCTTCGAGCCTTGCGACGCCTCGGTCAGCGTCTTCTGCATGACACGGAGGCCGTTCTCCAGCGTCTCCATGTCCGTGCCCGAGAGGTCCGCCGCGTAGCCGAGCTCGCTAAGGGCCTCGACGCTCACGCCGGTGCGGGCGCTCATCTTGTCGAGGGCGTCGCCCGATTCCGAGAACGCGTTGGCCGTGCCGAGAAGGGCCGTGACCGCGACGACGCCGATCGCCGCCATGCGCGTGCCGATCGACCGCAGGCCGGCCCCGAAGGCTTCGAGCTGTTTCTGGGCGCGTCGGAGCCCGGCGGTGAGCCTGTCGCTCACGCCGAGTTCGACGAACGCCCGTCCAGCCCGGATGCCGCGAGTGTCGGCCACCGATCAGGCTCCCTTGTGAATGGAGTTCCGCCACAGCAGCGGCAGCTTCGGCCGCTCCTTCTCCAGCGCCGGGGCCATGTACGGCCGCGCGACGATCTTGACCCTTTGCGACGTGAGCCTCCCGCCCCTCCCTCCCACACGCCGCAGCACGACCGTGTCCCCGCCATGCTCCAACGCTCGCGGCGCGGCGCTCTTCTCGAACCCGACCGGGCCAACGACCACGGAGTCGGCGGCCTTGTCATACCCGAAGAGGATCAGCCGGCGCAGGCTCCCCTCGTGCGAGTGGGGCGGTTTCCCAGCCGGCGCGGAGCCCTTGCGCTTGCGGATGCTGGTGCGGGCCGCCGTGCGGATGAAGGCGCCGGCCTTGCTGAGCACCTTCCGTTTGGCCCTGTCGACCGCGCGGGCCACCGCCGCGCGGTCGAAGAACATGTCCTTGATCCGCATCGTGATCACGTCCCCCCACCTCCCCCCCCCCCCGCGCCCCCGAAGAGCCGCTCGAGCAGGGCCATGAGCGACCGCCGCCGCACCGGCGGGATGTCCTCACGGTTCCTCTGGGCGCGGTGCGCCGCCCGGCGCAGCTCGGTGGGCGTGAAGAGCAGGTCGAGATCGGCGCTCCGCCCGCCGCAGACGACCTCGCCGCGCGTGGCGAAATAGTCCGAACTGGCGGCGGGGTGTTGGTACGGAGGCTTGTTGGGAACGCGGACGAAGCGCCCGGGAACGATCCGCATGGGGGAGTCCTCCTTGATCAGGCCTCGGCGGTCATGTCACGGCCCTTCTCCAGGCCCTTGTTGAACGACGCTTCCTTCTCCTTGCGGAGACGACCCGAACCGATGAAGAGGCCGACGATGCCGGTGAGCGCGGGGAGCGCCGGCCCGAGCACCGGCAAGCCCGCGACGGTGGGGCCGACGGTGTCGAGCGCCGAGAGGGTGAGCTGGCCGAGCAACCCGCGGATCTCGCCCGCCCGCTCGATGTTGCTCTTCCACTGCGCGCCGGTGGTCTGCGTCTGGTTGAACCAGTTCTCGTACTCGGTCTCGGCCTCGTTCAGGCTGAGCGCCCTCGGCAGGCCGGTCGTCTGCTGGATGACGTTGGGAGTCTTGACCTTGACGAGGTCGCCCAGGTCGAAACCGGTGCATGACGCGAGAACGAGCGTCATGAGCAGCAGGCTGACGATGTAGACATAGTGACGAGTCTGCAGCGCGGGCATTGATGAAGCTCCTTGACAAGGGGAATCGGGCGACCGGGACATCCGCGCCGCGGCTCGCGGCGCTGGTGGGGGAGTGGGTGTGTCGTTCAGTCGTTCTCACCCGCGTTCTCGCAGGTCAGCGAGCAGAGCGCCGAGCGCATGCGCGCCCTGGAGGTCCACCACGCCGTTGCCGAGAAGCCGAAGCCAGTCGCGTCGATGGGCGGCCACCCCATCAGCCACGCCACGAAGCGCGGGTTCAAGCGAGGCGCCGGGGAAGTCGCCTCCGCACGCGGCGAGGACTTCGGCCCAGTGTTCGAGCTCGTCGGGCCCCGGCGGAAACAGTGGGCGACGAAGTTGGGGAGCTGGTCCAGGTGGGCGCGTGTCCCCGCGGCGAGCGCGCGGGCCGTATGGTGGGCGCCGTTCGCGCCCTTTTCGTCCCGCGCGGTGGGCGTCGGCCACGCGCGGACCCGCGTCTGGAGATCGATCCCCCCTGACCCCCTGGCGGCCTTCGACGTCCGCGTCTCTGGTCCGCGCGACGGCACGGTGGGCGTCGGCCAGAAGCGGGCCTGCTGGTCGAGCCCCATCTCCTCCTTGCGCGCCCCGCCCCGGCAGCGGAAGCTGTCGGCCGCGGGCGTCTGCCACGAGCGGCTCGTGCCCGTCAGCGAATCGGTCGCGCCCGGGTGGTTCCCGCAGCTCCCGGCGTCCTCGCCACGTGCGGCGGGCCACATCAGCGCTGTGCGGGAGAGATAGTCCGTGGTGCGCCCGCCGGCCGCACGGCCGGCCCGCATCCGCGCCGTCGTTGAATCGTCTGCGTCGGTGGCGGTGGGCCAGGATGAACAGCCGCTCGCGTTTGTGCGGAGCGCCGACTTCCGCCGCCGTGACGAGTCGCGCCGCAACGCGGTAGCCCATCGCGAGTAGGCCCCGGGCGACCGCACGGAAGCCCAGCCGCAGATGGCCGGCGACGTTCTCGAGGAAGACGAACTCCGGCTCGCACTCGTTGACGACGCGGCGGACGTGCGGCCAGAGATGGCGCGGATCTTTCTTGCCGAGGCGCTTGCCCGCGACGCTGAAGGGCTGGCAGGGGTAGCCCGCAGTGACCCAATCCACGACGCCACGCCACGCTCGGCCGTCGAAGGTCCGCAGATCGCTCCACACAGGGAACGGAGCCACGAGGCCCTTCGCCATCGCGTCCGCCAGGACCGCCACGGCGAAGGCTTCCCGCTCAACGCCGCACACGATGCGAGCGCCCGGAAGAGCGAGCTCGACGGCTCGGTCCAGGCCCGCTCCGCCGGTGCAGAGCGAGAGGATGAGCACGGGATGCCGGGAACGATCAGCCACACACGGAGCCCTTTCTTCGCGGGTCGAGCGCGTCGGGCACGCGCCCGTCGATGAACACGTCCTTGAGGACCGACACGTCAACCTTGACGGGCCGGGTCCGCTTGCAGAAGGGGTCGAAGTCGCTGGAGCTGAATCGGCGGGATCGCTTGGGGTCGCGGTGGATGTTGGCCATCACGGCCATGACGGCGGAGGCGATCGACCAGTCGTGGCGCTGCCTGCCGTCGAGCATCGCCAGCAGTTCGCGGAGCGTCAGGGGGCCGGGGTCGATCCCCACGAGGCCGGCGCACCGGTGGACGAGTTTCCAGCAGTCGTCTCCTCGGACAGGAGCCGATCCGCCAACCGGTCCAGCGCACCGCTGTCGAGCTTCTTCTCCACCAGGTCCCGCGCCCGGTCCATCACCTTCCGCGTGGCCTGGAGCACCCGCCCGAGGTTGGCCCGGTCCCTCGGGCTCGGGCAGAAAGAAACCAGTTCCTCCAGCACCGCCGCCGTCGCGGCCTCGATCGCGTCTCCGGCCATCGCCCTGCCGAACTCCTCGTCGGAGACGTTCCGTGCGTCCGCCTCGGGCTTGCAGAGCGCGTAGACGACATCGCACAGGAGCACGGGATCACGGACGATCTTCTCGATGAGCGTTCCCTCGACGACCTGCATCAGGTCGGTGCCCGCGAGCCCGCGCACGCGCTTGATCGCGGCGACGTTGATGTCCACCGACCACTGCCGACCCTGGTTGTCCTTGAATGACCGCATCAGTTCCTCCGTGAGCGCCGATCCGACAGAAAACAGACGCAAATCCGACAGGCTCAGCCGCCGATCCAAGAAGGCGCCGTCGTCGAGTACGTCACCTTGGCCGTGACCGACACCGTGATCGCCTCCTCCAGGGCCTCGCTGCGCGAGAAGTTGGTGATCGAGAAGTCCGCCTGGAGGCCCTGCCCGCTGGTCGCGTCCAGGATCTGGAAGCCGATGGGCGCGTTGTTGAAGAACGCGCTCTTGATCGCGGTGAACCCGGCGTCCGCGGTGTCCCAGACCATCTCGAACTCGACGCTGGCCTCCTTGAGCGTGGCGACCGTGGCGCGCCAGCCGCTGTTGGCGCGCGTCGTCACGTCCGCCTCGCCCGCCTCGAGGCTGAGCGTCACGTCGCGGGTGTTGCCCA